CGGGCCCGGATTCGACTACAGTAACACTACCTTGCGCATCAGTCGTTGCTTGGGTATAGGCTGAAAGTGCTACTGATTTAATGGGATACCATGATCCAGTACCTAGAAGCTGAAGCCATAGAACAAATTTCTCCGCGGTGGCTGTAGCCTCAGTGTGAATAACAATACTTGTAACCAATGCACCATCAGCTCCTGCTGTTAGTAGAGTAGTAGGAGCTACCGTTGCAGGATCCATCTGCGTAGATTGTGATGCAGCACCAAATTCGATAGCCGCTGTCTTGGGTGTTTGCGCGAATACTGGATCATTCGATAGAGCCATAACTTATCTCCTAAAATTGACCAAGACGCCAAAGCGTAATACGTGAAGCTGCCCTTTTAAGACCAAGATTTGTAAGTGCAGCAAATCCTGTAGTAGCACCGGTACCTCCATCCGCAATAGAAAGAGGAAGGGTCAAACCGGAACCTGCTGCATCAATATTTTCAAATCCAGTTAGATCCGCCTTCCACCTGATAAGCTTACCCGCTTCCGGGTCAGGAAAAGTTATATCAGAATAAGTAGAACTTTCTGCTAGTAATATAGCACGAGAAATTTTCTCAACCAATTGCTGGATCATTCTAACTATCTGATCCAGTTCTCGTTCAAGATTATCTGATGGTAGAGGTCCTCCTAAAGGCAAGCTAAGATCTTGGATATTTGGAAGGGAGGAAAGAATTGTTAACTTTTCACCAGAAGCTGGGGTATAATCTGTTGGTGAAGTAATTGCAGTCAAAGTACCTGTATCACCATCACCCCCCGTTACGGTGAATTGTGTACCACGCACCCAATCAGTATCATCACCAGAAGCATCAGTAAGGATTACCGTAATATCATTGTCATTCCAAAATACAAAAGGGATGGTGAATGTTATAGTAGTTCCATCACCGTTGTATTGTGCGCGGATAAGGGTCGAAGATAGGGTCATCTGTTACCAGGCCTCCTTAAAACGAAGCAATGATGATAACGAACTACTATAAAACTGATATACTATGTTCCTAACACTTTAATTTCCATTGAAGTTTCCATACCACTAGCAGAAGGACCTTCTACAGTAATAGAAGTATCACTCTCTTTTAATATGTTTGCAGTAAAATAATCACCAGTAGCTACATTAATAGGACCAGTAGACAAATATAATTGATTCGTACTTACAGATATATCATCGTTTTGAACAGCCCACCTGTCCTGTTCAACATCAGAACTGTTATAATGTATAATCAATAAAATAGTATAATCACCATCTGTACCTAGAGTTATTCTCAAATGTGCACTTACTTCCACATAATACCCATTAAATGTAGAAGATATTGTAAACCGATCATTATTTGTTACAGTATCGTGAAATGTATCAGTATCAAAATCTTCTGCATCAAAGGGTATAGTTCCTATGGATGTAAAATTTTGTGAAGTTAGATCAGCAGAAAGAGTTGCCTTTGCTCCCTTAAAAGCAGAACCACTAGCAAAACCAGAATTTGTTACACTGATTCTTTTCAGTGTCCCTGCATCATTAATATATAATTCATCAGTTCCATCAGGAGCAGAAGTTAATTCTGTTAGGTTGGATATCTCTAAACCTAGACTAGTTCGGGCTGTAGCTCCAGATTCCGCTACAAAGGTACTACCATTACCGACTATGAAATTACCATCAGTTACTGCTAGCCCTGCGATATCTAAGAGTTGTGCATCGAATGCTTGTACATCAGTTCCAATTACCAAACCTAGACTAGTTCGGGCTGTAGCTCCTGACTCGACTACAAAGTTACTTCCATCTCCTACTATGAAATTGCCATCAGCTACCGCCAATCCTGCGATATCAGTTAATCCTGCGTCATAGGCTTGTACATCGGTTCCAATTGCCAAACCTAGATTTTCGCGAGCGGTCTTTGCTATGATAGCTCCCGTACCACCCTTGGATACGCTTACGGGTATCGGTATACCTCCACCCCTACCCGTTCTACGTTTACCCCAAGACATTTTTCACCAGATCCTTCTTGGTGTCATTTTCCTTGATACTAACTTTGACATCTTCCTCCCATGAGAGTCGAGAACCTTCATCATACTCTTCTTTGTATTGACCTTCATCCAAGGGCATCCGACAGCGTTGATCTAGATATAATGGACCTTCAGAAAGATGAACGCAAAGTACTGCATGACCCTTACGGTCAGAACCATAACGACACAATACGAGCTCTAACCTGACTTGAGGTAGTGCTCGTCTTATCATCGTACCTAGGGTTATGGCAAAGTCTTCGCAATCACCACCCTTGTCACGCCAGAACTCATCAGGATTCTTCCAGTAATCTCCACCCCGATCGCGCATGTAAGCAAAGGATCTAACCCAAGTGTGCAGTCGTGCGATAAGATGACGCTTTTGAGCATTCACTTCAGTTTGCAGAGGTTGGGGTAGATTTCCACTCCAACCTGCTAGACAATCATTCAAACGAGCATCAATTGTCATCTTGAGGTCAACTCGTCAAATCTTGCTTCAGCACGTTTGCAGACATAGCATATTCGCTGTCCGCACCATGAAGAACTGAAAGATTTACCACATTGCAGACAACTGCGCCTCTTGCGCTGGTAGCGTGGGTCACCCTTGTGTAGCTGAAAGGGAGTAGGCTTTTTACGAGACTTAGCTTCTCTGGTGTTTGCAGTATCATCTTCTAGATAGCGTTTGTGTAAGAGATGCAGCTTGCGCGCCATGTGTAAGATACGAGGTCTTGTCTCTTTGGTCTTTTGCATGATCTCTGCTAGCTTCCAACCTTCATCATAACCTTGGCGTAGCAGAGCTAGGTTTTTATCAGTCCAGGGTTTTGTAGGTCTATCGTTGAGGTCCATTTGTCTTAGCTAGCGCACTGCCAACATCGCTTGAAAAACTCGTCGCACTATCTGTGATGGACTATCCCATTCAAGATCGCATGCATACCAAACATCAAGTCCAGCGTCCTCCATCTCAGAAGTGACGATTGCGTCGCTGGCCTCTCGGACTTGAGATTGGTCGGGATTTGCGTTTGTCAAGTATACCATTACCGGTCTTTCTACAGTAAGCACAAAGTGGAAATCAGCACCCTTGTTGTCAGGCACACTTACCAGATCTAGATAACCTTGACGAAGCCGTTCTAATGCTTCGTGTAGTGCGCGTTCACCTTTGGTCATGCGACACACTGGTGTTATGACCGCATGTTTGGACCGGATGCCCGGAATAATCGAGTTAGTCATTACGCAATCGTAACCGTGCAGGTACCCGTAGCCGATCCAGATTGCTCGTGGAGTTCGCGTGCGACAGCTTCTGCAACTGGGTCAGGTACATCTTGGATAGCCGAGGCCGGCACGACCCAGGGCTGATTTACACCGTTCCGTGTCAGTACGAACCCGATGTTGTCGTTGGAGTCGATGCCACCAGACCACGTATAGGTAAGCGTGACTGCCATGCTCGTTGTCTCCTTGTTTCTATAAGATCCTTTTTGCTGAGATCCCCAAAAAATTGGGATTTTGGGATTTTACTTCAACCAAGCCGAATGTACGTGGAAATATGCTTTCCTCTCAGCGTCATAGGTAATTTCGTAATTAGGATTGGTTATTTGTGTTAGGTTGTGGAGCTTCATTGCACGTTGAAAAGCTTTAATAACATACTCTATTGGTATGGGCGTATCCGTTGCCGAATAATCGGCAACATGGAATTGGCGCCATTCTGACCCCTTTGTCTCCAGTGTAGCGCCAAGGGCAGAACCTTGTAGGTTCGGTGCGATAGTCAATCCTGCTATAATTGCGGCGTACCGTATGAGATTCCGTCGGTTGATATCTACCACCGTAGATCTCCGGTTGGGGGTTGGTACCTAGCTCTTCTGGTATTGATTAATCTCGATTAATAGATCTTAAAATGTCCTTTTGCAAATGTCCTTTTGCAGGTGTTTTCATTTAGAGTTGGCTACGCAGAAATTACAGTATAGCCGCGAAAGCCCCCCCCCCTACCCCTTACCGCAAAGTCCTGGCCTGAACCTGGCCTGAACCTGGGCTGTGCCTGGGCTGTGCCTGGGCTGTGCCTGGGCTGTGCCTGGGCTGTGCCTGGGCTGTGCCTGGGCTGTGCCTGGGCTGTGCCTGGGCTTGGCCCCGTCCCTTAATTCCTTTCTCTTTGTCCTTTAAATACGCAATAATATTACCTACGGTTTTTCTATATTTTCCTACCAAAATTTGCTAGAAAAACTATGCCGGTTGGCGTTGGCGAAACTATGCCCCTAACCGGCGGCGCCGGAAGCGCCCGTTCTTTGAAGTTGTAAATCGAACTATCCCCCGCCGGGCAATCCCGCTTGGCGCGGGCAATTCCTATTCCCCAACTAAAGGAATGAAAGAATGCAATCGTCAAACGCAATTGCCGCCGTTCAAGTTACCGAAACCCGCAAGCCAAACGGTACGCCGCCCCTTTCCGAAACGGAAGCGGCGGTATTGGCTTCAAAGGTTTTGAAGGCCAAGGCGGCGCCGGCCAAGGTTGCCAAGCCCAAGGCCAAGGTTGCCAAGGCCAAGGCCAAGGCCAAGGCCAAGGCCAAGGCCAAGGCGCCGGCCAAGCCCAACGGCGGCATTTGGGAAAAGCGCCGGGAATTGGCCAAGGCAAGCCCCGCGCTTTCAAAGGCCTTCGCCAAGGCGCAACGCGAACGCCAAGCCCGCCGCAAGGCGGGAAAAGGGGCTACGGCGCCGCTTCCCGATTTGCCGCGCCAAGCGGTAGTAACGGGTATCAACCGGCGGGAAGCCAACAAAATCTTCCCGCAATTACGCTATGTTCGCGTAGGCGAAACCGTAGCGGCGAATTGCAAGCGTATCGAACGCGGCGCAAAAACCCTAATCCGCCGCAAGGCAATCCGCGCCGCCTTCTATGCGGGCTTCATAACAATAGAATGAAGCCCGCAACCTAAACCCTAAACTTGAAACCCCTAGGCGAAAGCCTAGGGGTTTTTCTTTTGCCTAGAATACCCCTACAGCGCCCGTAGAGGACCGTACAGCTATCCAGAACCAATTTCCGGTATCAAGTACCAAGCCAGCGTTCAAAACCAGCCAGCGAGCGTATTTGAAATTTATCAGGTTCAGCGTTCAAAAGAGATCACGCATCAGATCAGTTACAGATCAGTACCAGTATTAGATCACGCATCAGATCAGTACCAGTATTAGATCACGCATCAGGTTCAGCGTTCAAAATCACCAACACGATCATCAGCTCAGAACTTAGGTTCTGAGCTTTTTTATTATCTAGATCTAAATACTAATAAAACACCCTGGCGTTCAAAAGTGCTACGCGCGCACGCATACGAGCACACACGCGCACGCATTATGCGCGGTGATACGAAACCTCTGATAAGTCTTAATAAGATTTAATACCACAGAACCACTACCATCGCACACGAGCGCGTACGGGAGAAGATATCCTGTTAGAGATTTCTTACCTCTACCAACTCCTATCAACCATCAACCACCACTAACACCACCACACTAACACCACCACTAACAACTCTCAACTCTGCTACCAATACCACTAACACCACCACTGACACCGACCACCACTATCAACTACCTCACATGAACCGAAACACTGGATGCCGGTGCTCTAGATACAGTTCTCGTAGGACGATTCACCCCTCTTGGCAGATCACGACGAGTCATAGGACCAAACAAATCACTAAGCGCATACACCAGTGCATCAACACGATCAGGAGAACCTTCACCATGATAACCATCAGCTGTCACCAAGCACATCTGACTCTCGAGCTTGGAAAAACTGCCAACATGATGTACACGACCAAGAGAGTACAGAGCACTAATCGGTTCTGCTCTCAACACCTTACCTAGTTTCGCACGCACCGGAATAACTCTAACTGCTGGTCTCACTGCCTGAATAGTAGCACGCACCATCTCTCCGCCCTGATTAGTCTCAGCGATCACCGCATTGGCATCTAACACATCATGCAGCGCCACGACCCGCCTTCCCCACTGCTCAGGACCTGCCACTGCGCTTTCATCTGCCGGCACGTATCCGTTTCCGTCTTCTCCCAAACCCACTGCTACTATACCAGCCTCGTTTGCACCTTCCTCAGAAGACACTGGAGGATCAACTCCTATAACAATCCTCTTGAGTACTGGTGGTGCTGACATTCTTCCTGCATGAATAGTGGCTCGATCCCACAATGCACCAACCACCGACGGCTCATATTCTCCTTCCCAGATATGAGGATAACGAGTAGGACTAAACGTCTCGTCAAAGGAACGCTCTTCTTCTAGCGCATCTGGGAACCAGGGATTATCTCGCCAGTTGGTCTTTACTACTATACTGCTGGGAGGAGGATTCACTCCACGCAGCAGCTCATCTATAGGATCAGAGGCACTGCGCGGGTTCCAGCTTGCCCATATCTGACTACCAGGTTTACGAATTGTGGGTCTTAAAAGCTCTAGGCTGCGCTTGGTAATCGTGTGCGCTTCCTCTAAATAAGCTACGTCGAAACCCTCTAAAGATTTTATGCTCTCAGCAGTGTGATCTTGCAAGCCCTGGAAAATAACTAAACCCTTGCCTGGCGCTCGGATATGATCGTACATGATCCTGAATTGATTTTCGACCCCATAAGCTCGAATCTTATCCTCTACCAATAACTTAACACTATCACGTAGTGAACGCTGTACTTCACGTAGACAGACCACTCGCGCTCCTGGCTTCTGGATACAAAGCGCGACCACCATCCCAGCAAAGAACTGCGACTTGCCTCCACCTCGCCCTCCATGTGCACCTTTGTAGCGTGCGGGGCTCAACAGGGGGTGGAAGATGTCTGCTACTTTGATTGATAGTGTTTTAGATGGTACTGAATCAGCAGCGTACCGATCAATGGCTGGATCGTCGCCAGTGATATCTTTTGGAAGCAGTGGTTTGGGTTTACCTCGGCTATTGCCTATGCGCTTGGATCTACCAGCCACCAGCAGATCTCCTAATCACTCTGGTCTACAGTGTCAAGATCCTTACCTTGAGGGAGTACCTGGTAGTTGGCATCTATAACTTCACCACCACCCGACTTATGATTACCACTTTCACCACGGTCCTTGACCAGTACGAACTTGACCTGCTGTATGGATTGAGGACCACCATCGATCTCAATTTCTTTTCGATCACGCCAGAACTCAGGGAACCTATTCTTCAGCCAGAAGATATTGGCAAGCACGTTCGGAGGATAATACTTTGTTCCTTGAGCACGTACCACCTTGTCGTTCTTGTTGCTGTAAAATATCTTCTCCTCAGGTACTGTGTAGCCTGTAGCTTGTTTGTATAAAGACCTCACCACATGAGCATCAGCAATACGCCTACCCCGATGTACAGCGGCACGAAGCTTGGGACTCATCTTCAACCAGCGCTTGAAGCGATGGTGTGGAACCCCAAACACATCAGCTATTTCATTGTCACTCAGCCCCAGCTTGCACAGAGCTTCTATCGGTTTACCATCAGGGAAGTCATCAGATAACAAATGACTTAGAACTCTGTTATATTGTGCTGATTGTACTTTAGTAGGCGCACCCATTTTACGACGCTCAGAAGTGGTAGTCGCGAGCGCTCCGGCGTGGCCATTTGCTTTACCACTACCGTTCAGCCGCTTACGCTTAGCCATCAGCCATTTCTTTCATTGATGATAAAAAAGGTGGCTGAAGCAAGCAGCGCAGGGGAGAGTCGTCAGGGGGCTGCGACGGCAGCTGCCTACTTCAGCCAGTCTCAGGGAGGAACAGGAGAACTCTAAGTAATAAACAGCATTAAGGGCGCAAGACCCCAAAATGCCAAATGCAGTGTAACCGAGGAGTTTTAACTTGTCAAGCCTTTGATTTACCGTTTTTAGTGATTTAATAGTGAACGACCTGTCCTGTTATTTCGACGCCTGTTTTCTGTTAAACCTTTGATATAGGCAATGAATTAGCCCTGTACAAGAAGGTGGTTACGACGCTTCAAACCACCGTTTACCTATAACCCCTTGATATTCCTAGGTAATTTAGCTTACAATTCGATTGAATTATAGGACGGAATAAAGTATAATACCCTTACCGCAAAGGGTTTTTGCGGTAAGTAGGGCGACGCTGGCCCCAAACGAAGCGATTGGCCTGTATCGCCAACCCGATAAGAAGGTAACAGCAACCCGCCGGCTGATGGCAACCCTGGTTCCCTAGTTAGGGAATAGGAGGAAAGCTTGGCCAGCTTTCAAACCCCGGAACGCAAGAACGCACCGGGTGTA